ATGACCGCCCCCAAAACCCAGGCGCAGCGCGTCGCCGATCGCTTCGGCGTCACGTTCTACGGCCTGGCCCGCATCGTGGGCCGCGACATTTCCTGCGTCTATCGTTGGTCCTACCCGAAGGAAAAGGGCGGCACCGGCGGATCCATCCCGCCCGCGATGATGGTCAAGCTGGCCGCCGAGGCTCGCCGGCAGGGCGTGTTGCTGCAGGCATCCGATTTCGACCCGAGGACACTATGAAAAAGACAGGCGAGGTTCGCGCGCTGCCCGGCACGGCGCACGTGCATACGTTTCGGCGCGGCGAGACGTTCGTGGGGATGATCCAGCACGAAGGTCGGGTATACGTCGCTTCGACGCGAGCGGTCTACGCCGTCGTTTCGCGCAAAGGAAAGCCGCGACTCGTGAGAATCGGCTGGTGACGCGCTACGATATGCCAAGCATCCTCAGGGATCTCGCATGTCCGGTCTCGTCGTCTCGCTCGCGCTCGGCGCTGTTGCGCTGCACCTGGCGCATCGCGCTCGAGACGCCGCGGACCCGTCGGCGGGCTGGGCCCACGCCATGCTTTCCCGCCTCGCCGGCTGGTTGTCGCTAGCCGCGCTGTGCCTGTCGCCATGGCTGTGAAGCCCGCCAAGCCCTACGGCTTCGGCACTTCCCTCGTCGACATCAACGACACCCACGCCACCGTCTGCGCGCCGAAGGGCGCCAGCGACGCGGTCGTGCGGGACTGGTTGCTGCAGCGCACCGACCCGCACCCGGGTCTGCATTGGACGCTGAGCTTCCGCGGCATGTGCCAGCTGCGCACGTCGCACGAGCACGTGCGGTTCCACCTGGCCGTCAAGCCGTGATCCTCGCCGAATTCGACTACGAGGCCGCCTCGCAATTTCCCGCATTTGACGGCGCGATCATTTTCGTGCATCCTACGCGCGCACCTCTCGTCGTCGAGCCGGACGGCACGATTCACGAAGTGGTGAAGGACGAAACCCAAGGAGGGATATTCAGATGAACGCATGGAAAGTGACAGGGCTTTTGCTGCTGACGCCGCTGGTCGCGATTGGGTTGTGGGGCGTGCTGGTTGCGCTCGCATACCCGACCGCGCTGTCAGTCCCTTTAGCTCTTGTGAGCGGCGGCGTTGCGGGGGGTTTCGGATACGCGCTGTGGGTCGTGCTAGCAACGGATGACCCGGTATGAGCCGCGAAGTGATCGTACTCGAGGGCACGAACAGCTACGGGCATCCGGTGTTCTACAACGGCAGCGACTTCACGCGCCAGATCAACCGCGCGGTCATGTACCCCAGCATCAGCGCCGCGATGGACGCGCGTGATCGCGTCAACCGCCGATTCGCCGGCCTGATCTACGGCAGCGTAGTGTTCCCGGGCTGCACCGTGGCGGTACGGGAGCTCGCGTGAGCCGCGCTACGATGTGGCATTTCGTCGCGGCCGACCGCAAGCTCGGCTACGGCGACGGGCGCCTTGTGAAGCCTGGCGTGACATACAAGGTCGACTGTGAGCCGGAACTGTGCGAGCGCGGCCTGCACGCCAGCAAGCGCCTGATCGACGCCCTGCGCTACGCACCGGGGCCGGTCCTGTGCAAGGTGCGCCTCGGCGGCGCGGTCGTTCACGGCGAGGACAAGGCCGCCGCCACGGAGCGCACCGTACTGGCCGTCGCGGACGTCTCGGACATTTTGCGCGAGTTCGCGCGCAAAACAGCTTGGGACGTGTGGCGCCAACACCATACTACCGACCCCGATGACGCCAAGTACGGTATTGTCGTGCGCTGGCTCAAGACCGGCGACGAGACGTTGCGATCAGCCGCGTGGTCAGCCGCGTGGTCAGCCGCGGAGTTAGCCGCGGAGTCAGCCGCGAACCGCAGGCTCACGGCGATGGTGCGCAAGGCCAAGTGGGAAACAAAATGACCGTCATCATCCGCAAGGGCAGCAAGCAGGCCAATCCCGCGCGCATCGACAAGATGCATGTCGAGCGCAGCGCGGTCAGCCCCAGCGAGCGCATCCTGACGATCGAGGCCGGCGGCTACACTTTCCAGGGCTACTTCGACGATCTTCCCGCCTTCTTTTCCTGCGTCGCCGGCGCGATGCGCTACTTCGGCGAGGCTCATGGGCTGGTGAAAGTGCTGCCGGACGGAACCGTCGTGAGCAAGAAAGCCTAATGGGCAAGTACCAGCGCACCCGCGGCGCCGCCTTCGAGCGCGAGGTGGCCAACGAGCTCACGCAGCACTGGGGCGTGAAGTGCAAGCGCAACATCGGCCAGGCGCGCGACGGTGGTGACGACATTTCCGTCCCGCCCTTTCGCATCGAGTGCAAGCGCCGGCAACGCTTCGCGGCACAGCCGTGGATGCAGCAGGCCGAGAAGGCCAGCGCACCCGGCGACATCCCGGTAGTGATCGTGCGCGCAGACGGCCAGGACGGCATGGTGGTGCTGCGCTTCCACGACTTCATCAAGCTGGCGCGCGAGGAAGTAGTGCGCCGCATCGACAAGGGGATACTGGAATGACCCACACCCCGCACTGTGAGACGTGCAACGAGCCGATGCAGCCGACGCTCGATGCACCCGGCGAGTGGGCCTGCGGCAACGTCGATTGCCCCGTCTGCGACGTGCCGGTCTGGATCGGCGGCGAGATCCACCCCGAGGACCTGGGCGAATGAACACAGCACCTTTTGATGCGTGGGGCTTGCTGACGCCGGACGGCGCGATGGTTTTCCTCGGCGGACGCCCAGCCATGTTCAGAACGCGCAAGGAAGCGGAAAGCTATGCGCGGGCGCAAAACTGGTTCCTCAGTACCAGCCAAGGTGTTTCAGTTTCGTACCGGCCAAGGCCGGCGCGGCTTCGTACCGATACGGTGCGGAAATGAGCCGCCGCGGCGACTGGATCATGACGTTCACCGGCAGGGAGTACTGGCCGATGGACCCGCGCCCCGCCGAGGTGGACATTTACGACATCGCGCACGCGCTGTCGAACCTCTGCCGCTACACGGGGCACTGCGCGCGCTACTTCAGCGTGGCCGAGCATTCCGTCCTCGTCAGCCAGCTGGTACCCAAGCACCTGGCCTTCGTCGGCCTGATGCACGATGCGACCGAAGCCTACGTCAACGACCTGGCGCGGCCGTTGAAGCACCACCTGCCGCAGTACATGGAAGCGGAGGCGCGCAACTGGCTGGCCATCGCCGAGCGTTATGGGCTGCCGGCGGCGATCCCGGACGAGGTGCACGACGCCGACAACCTGGCGCTGCGCATGGAGTATGCCGCGCTGATGCATCACACGCCGCAGCTGCCGCCGGTCAAGGCCAAGGACACGAAGGGTCTCGAGGTGCTGGGGCTGCCGCCGCTGATCGCGCGGGACGTCTTCCTGCGCCGCTACTTCGAGCTTGCGAGGAAACCATGAAGATCCTGCTGCACGTCCTGCTCTGTCCCGCGTCAGCGGCCGGCTTCATGTACCATTTGATCGCCGCCGCGTTCCTCTACGGCCAGCACTGGGGGCAGCGGTTCCTGCTCGCCGCTTACGACGACCCGGCGGCCAAGGATCGTCGCGCGAAAGCCGCGCTGGCCAAGGCGCAAGCCATGTTCCCCGGCATGAATTGCCGCGTGGTCGGCGATGCCGTTATCTGCGAGAACCCCGAACGCGCACCTACAGGAGCGAAGCACTGATGAAAAACCGTCAGCCGAAGGACAAAAAGGCGACCAACCCGAAGGACCGGGTTGGCAGCACGAAGTTGCCGCTGGACTTGGTGCCCGACACGATCGAGGTGTACGCCGCGCTCGCCTTCACGGAGGGCGCGCTCAAGTACGGCGCGCACAACTGGCGAATCGCCGGCGTGCGCTTCTCCATATATTACGCCGCGATGAAGCGCCACATGAAGAAGCTGTGGAACGGCGAGTGGGAGGACCCGAAGACGGGCGTGCCGCACCTGGCCAGTATCATCGCGTGTGCCGGCATCCTCGCCGACGCCAGCCTTGCCGGAAAGCTGACCGACGACCGCCCGCCGAGCGTGAATTTGGCCGCGCTGATCGACTCCGCGGACGGCGACGTCGCGCGCCTCAAGGCGCTGTTCGCCGAGCACAACCCGCGCCATTGGACGATCAAGGACAGCCGCCGTGGCTGATCTCCTGTTCGGTGTCTTCGTCGGCGCCACGGCGATCGTCGCGTTGTTCATCCTGCTGGATCCGGCGCTGAGGAGGCGGAAATGAGCGGTTTTCTGTGGGCCGGGCTTGCGGCGAACGTCTTGGGCTTTCTCATGTGCGCGGAGGCCGACGACGGGCGGCAAGGCTGGGGGCACATCGCGTGCATCATGCTCTGGCTCTACTTCCTGACGAAGTGAGCGCGCACGATGCCCTCTTTCCGTACCAGCGCGCAGGCGCCGCATGGCTGACGACAAAGAAGTACGCGCTGCTCGGGGACGATTGTGGCCTGGGGAAAACGCCGCAGGCGATCGCAGCCGCGGACAAGGCATGGGCGACGCGCCTTCTCGTTCTGTGCCCCGCCGTCGTGCGACACAACTGGGCGGCCGAGATCCAGCGCTGGTCGGAGACGGAGCGCCAGCCGTTCGTCGTGACTTCAAGCAAAGGGCTTCCACTCATGCCGCCGCCTACCACCGTCTGCTCCTACGACTTGGCAGCGAAGCTCGTCCCGTGGCTGAGGAGCGCCCCGCACCCGTGGTGCGCGGTGGTTCTCGATGAAGCGCACTACCTCAAATCGCACGCCGCGAAGCGCACCGCGGCCGTACTCGGTCGCGCGGGAATCTGCGAAAATGCTCGCCACGTATGGGCTCTTACTGGAACGCCTGCGCCAAATAACGCCAGCGATCTATGGGTCCTGCTCCGATGCTTCGGCGCCACGTCCCTCGACTACGACGCCTTCGTCGCCAAGTTCTGCACCTACTATCAGCACCCGGACCACAAGATCGGGCGCGTCGTCACCGGCACGCGCCTCTCGGCGGTCCCGGAACTCAAGCAGATCCTCGGGAAAGTGATGATGCGCCGCAAGAAAGAGGAAGTGCTTACCGAACTGCCGCCGATCACCTACGGCAACGTGGAAGTCGAGGCTGGCGACGTCGACCTCGAGATCCACTACCCGCAGTACTTCCTGGCCGGGCGCAACGAGCGGGAGAAGCTGATCGCCGAACTGGATGCGCAGCGCCGCATGTTCGATGGCTTCGTTGGCGCCGGCCCGGGCACGGCGCCCGATGCACAGCAGGCCATGCTCTCCCTGCTGCACGACAAGACGGCCTCGTTCCGCCGCTACACCGGGCTGCGCAAGGTCTCGCCGGTGGCCGAGATGTTGGCGGCCGAGCTCGAGGCGGGCGCCTACGACAAGGTCGTGATCTTCGCTACGCACAAGGCCGTGGTCGAGGGGCTGCGTGAAAAGCTGGCGCGCTTCGACGCCGTCACCCTGTTTGGCGGCACCGATCCCGACCGGCGCGAGACGAACATCAAGCGCTTTCAGAACAACCCGCGCTGCCGCGTGTTCATCGGCAACGTGCAGGCGGCGGGCGTCGGCATCACGCTTACGGCGGCGAGCCAGGTGGTCGTGGTCGAGCCCGACTGGGTGCCGGCCAACAACGCGCAGGCGGTGATGCGCTGCCACCGTGTTGGACAAACGCGCGCGGTGTCTGTACGATTCGTCACCCTCGCCAACGACGCCATCGACAGAAAGATCGTGCGCACCTTGCAACGCAAGACCACGGAACTCACGCAAGTCATGGACGCGCCTGCGTCCTCAACCAAGGAGTCGCTTTTCTCATGACCTCGAAGATCATCGTCACCCACGAAGCCGACGCCGTCGGCCCCCTGTTCGACGGGCTGCAGATGCTCCTGCCGCTCAGCATGCCCGCCGGCGCGCACATGGTCGCGCAGGTGCAGATCACGATTCCCAGTCTCGAAAAGCCGGTGGCGACGGAGCCCGCCGCCCCTCCTTCGGCGGAAAGCGCGCCCTCCCCCTCCCTTGGTGCGCCCGTTCCGTCGTCGCCGGCCCCTTCCAGCGAAGCGCCCGCCGCGCCCAAGAAGCGCGGCCGCCCCAAGAAGGTCGATGCGCCCAACGCCGACTCGGGTGACGAGGCGCAGGCCAGCCTGCCGTTGCCGGACAACAGCGGCGCGCCGATCGTGCCGCCGGCCGAACCGAAGGCGGCCCTGACCAAGGACGATGCGCGCAACGCGCTGCACGACCTGGTCACGAGGCGCAGTCTGGAACTCGGCGCCGGCGTGCTGTCGCGCTTCGGCGCGCGCAGGCTGCCGGACCTGCACGCGGGCGACTACGAGCGCTTCATCGCCGACTGCAAGACGGCGGCCGAGACCGGCGTCGCATGAACGAGCTAGGGGGCGCGGGTCTGATGCTGGTCGGCGCGCTGCTGACGCTGCGCGGGCTCTACATGCTGCACCCGGGGCTGGCGGTCATCGTCGGCGGGGCGGCGCTGTTCGCGGCAGGCGCGGCGGTGCTCCGTGGCTGAAGACAAAGGGCACTCCCCCATCGGCGCCAGCGGCTACTACCGCTGGCGCGCCTGCCCCGGCAGCGTGCGCCTCTGCCGCGGCCTGCCCAACAAGTCGAGCGTATACGCCGCCGAGGGCACGCTGGCGCACAGCATCGCCGCCGAGGCGTGGGCTACGGGCCAGTCCGCCAAGGCGTACCTCGGCCAGAAGCGCACGGTCGACGGCTGTGAACTGCAGGTCACGCCCGAGATGGTGCTGGCGGTGCAGTCCTACCTCGATGCGATCGCCGCCGACACCGAGGAGGGCGACGTCGTGCTGATGGAGGTGGGGTTCGATCTGTCGCACCTCTACCCGGAACTGTGGGGCACGTCCGACAACGTAATCTACAAGCGCAAGCGCGAGCGCCTGGTCGTGCGCGACTTCAAGTACGGCGCTGGCGTGGCCGTCGAGGTCGAGGCCAACGAGCAGCTGATGTACTACGCGCTCGGCGCGATGCTCGGCACGCAGAGCGTGTTGCGCAACAAGCCCGTGCGCGAGGTCGAACTGGTGATCCACCAGCCGCGGCGCGAGCATGAAGACGGCTTCGAGCGGCGCTGGCTGTTCGACAGTGTGGACCTGATCGACTTCATGGCCAACCTCGTCGACGACGCGCGCAAGACAGGGGAGAAGAACGCACCGCTCGTCACGGGCGACCACTGCCGCTGGTGCCCGGCCAAGGGCATCTGCCCGGAACTGCGCAAGACGGCGCTCGAGAAGGCCAAGACGGAATTCACGCAGGCGGCCGCGATCGTGCGCGCGGATCCGACGGCGGTCCTGCCCTACAACCCGGCCGAGCTCGCCGAGGCGCTGGTCTGGGCCGACCGCGTGACGGCGTGGGCCAACGGCGTGCGCGAGTTCGCATACGAGGAGGCGCAGCGCGGGCGCTGCCCGCCCGGCTTCAAGCTGGTGGCCAAGCGCGCCACGCGCAAGTGGGCCGCCGGCAAGGAGGCCGAGGTGGCGCAGGCGCTCGAGATGCTGGCGGGCGACGAGATGTACGAGCCGCGCAGCCTGCGCTCCCCGGCGCAGATCGAGGCGCTGATCGGCAAGAAAACTATGAAATCGCTGGCGGGCCTGGTGGACAAGACGTCCTCGGGCAGCACGCTGGTTCCCGAATCCGACGAACGTCAGGCGGTCGCCGTTGGCGCCGCATCTGACTTCGCGGCCCTGCCGCCACCGGCGGCTTAACTCAAGAGGTTTCGTCCAAATGTCCAACATCGTCACAAGCGAAGTGCGCTTCGCCTTCGTCAACCTGTTCAAGCCGCGCAAGAACGACCAGGGCAAGGAGAAGTACGGAGTCACCCTGCTGTTCCCCCACCCGAGCAAGCTGACCGGCCCGGCGCTCGCCGAGTACAACGCCTGCATGGCCAAGCTGAAGCAGGCGGCGGCCGACGCGGCGAAGGAGAAGTGGGGCGACAAGCTGCCCAACGGCCTGCGCACGCCCTTCCGCAACCAGGGCGACAAGGCGGGCGAGTACGCCGGCTACGAGGACGGCGCGATCTTCCTCAACGTCACCAGCGAGCAGCGCCCCGAGGTGGTGGACGAGACCGTGCAGCCGATCCTCGAGCCGAGCCGCATCTACTCGGGCTGCTACGGCCGGGTCAGCCTGCGCGCCTTCGCCTACGACAACTCGGGCAACAAGGGCGTCAGCTTCGGCCTGCAGAACGTGCAGAAGCTCCGGGACGGCGAGCCGCTGGGCGGCCGCGGCCCGGCCAGCGCCGACTTCCAGCCGATGACGGCTGCGGGCGGCGGGGCGGGAGCGGCGGATCCGACGCGGCTGTTCGGCTAAGTGCCGAGCGGGTCGGCGGCAAACGGGGGCGGCGCGAAAGCGCCGCTCCTTTTTCATGGCGATTGCCGAGAGGTGCTGCGCACGTTAGTCGCAGGCAGCGTCGACGTTTGCGTGACCGACCCGCCATATGGCGACACGTCGCTGGGCTGGGACCGGGTCGACGGCGCCGTCCACTCCATCGGCTTCGCTCCCGAGGCCTGCCTGGGCCAGGGCATGTTCGTCGCCGGGTGGGACGACGTCGCCACGGCCATGC